AGCTTCTCAATTCAGAAAAATAAGGCATTGGCAGAGAAAATCAATCCACATTTTAAACATTTTCAGTTCAGTTTCCTTGATTACACGATTGAGGGAAATCCAGTGGAGACTTGCAAGATGATCTGCAATGGAATTGATTACAACAGCGGATTGAATCATTCAGATAAGATTCTGTGTGAGGTCGATTTACTGAATGGATTACAGGAAATGAATGGGCTGAATATGCCGATTTGGATTGATGATTCGGAGAGCATTGATAAAAGCAGAATCCCTGTATTAGACAGGCAAATGATCGTACTAAGAGTGACGGACGATGATTTGAGAGTGAGAAAAATTTAAATAAAAAGTCAAAAAGCATAGGTGCCGTTGTATGGCAATGAAAGTTGCCACTATACCAAAATATATGATTGTAAAGAACGAAAAATCAAAGAACATCTAAATACAAAAAATCAACGAATAACACAGTATAGAACAATTCTCATTGCTATACACAGGTACCTATGCAGAAACAGGAGGGGAAAATGCTAACAGCAACATGGGGAAAACATTTTTTCAAAGCGGATGCTACAAAATGTGCTTCTGAAATCATGGAAATTTGCGATCAGATGGAATCTGCTACACCACAGCAGATTCTTGAAAAAGCAAGGGATGAAAGCACAGAATTACATAAATGCTTCACATGGGATGATTCCATAGCAGCTGAAAAATACAGAATCCACGAAGCCAGACAGATTATTTGTCAGTTAAAAATCGTGGAACAGGATATTGATGATAAGCCAAAGCCGACAGCAATTCGAGTGTTTTACAAGACAGATGGGAAAAGCGGATACAAGCCAACACAGCTTATTTTAAAACAGCCAGATGAATACGAAGCACTTTTAGAGCGTTGCCGGAATGAACTTCTGTCAGTGAAGCAGAAATACCAGAATATTTCCGAATACGAAGAAGTTTGGGAATTGATTAATTAAATATTGAGGCCGCTACTGTGCTGATATGCCTACAGGAGTAGGAAGAAATCAAACTATATTATGGCACATTATATTGCTAAATAGGACAATACATAATATCACAGAGCACAGCAAAACACCTTATTCTTGTAGGGACATGAGTGCAGTAGCGGCGAAATTCCTACGTTGATATGCCTGTAAAACAGGCAAGTAAAGTACAGGAAAAAACAGAACGCCACAAGACAACACAGGATAGTTCGAAACAGAATATTTGCTTGATTTTACAGGTTTATGAGCGTAGGAAACCACAGCATTTATCAGTCTGCATAAGCGGAACAAAACTTCACGAAAGTATAACACAGTAAAAAAGACAAAAGAATAGCATATGACATTGCAGAATACTTTCACTGTTTATGCAGATCGACAAGTGTTGTGACACTTAATAAAAAATAGCATATGAAACTATAGGAAATAAAACGGAAGAACAACAGATTACACACAGCACTTACCGGATGGGCTGTTTTGTAGGCGGTATAAATCGTCAAGACAGAACACTACAGTACAACACAATACAAAACACAACATATGACTTTTATATCGTCTATAAAGCAGCCCTCTAAAATCTGAATATTGGGTAGGTGACATGAGATGTCACAGCAAAGAACAGGATAGCACATTATATTACAAAACAAGACATTACAGAACACTTCATGTTACCTACCGAGTATTCAACACCAAGTGTATTTAGTTGGCAGTAGAAACTGTCATAATAGGAAACCATAAAATCTTATATGTGAGAACAAAATAATACAGTAAACAATAGCACAACACAAGACAAGCTTTCTACTGCTTGCTAAGTGCATTTGGAGTTTGCACAAAGATTTAAGCGGATTATTTCGCAGAACAGAAAATTGTAGCACAGTTAAGAATAGTACAATATAGAACAAGATAGCACAAAACATTAATTGTATATTGTAAATAATCCGTTTAAGTGTTTGTACAAACAAAAACTATAAATAAAATCATTTATTTTAGGAGGAAAACAACATGGCAAAAAACATCACAATCGAACCTTTAAAGGAAACTACATTAAGAGTTGAGTTAATCGGGGACACAGACCTCATTCTTCACAAGAGAAGCCGCTACTACGAACAGGCTGAATGCTTCAAGCAGTCCAAAGACAAGGGCTTCAAAATGCCAGCTATTTACAATCAGCCCAAGAATGTTTGGGAGGGATTAATCACTGGTATTCACTGGGAGAAACCGATTAATTTCCATGATGAAGATATTTCCCTTTACACAGAGGAAGAGTGGAAAGATTACATGGCAAACAACAGACCTTGCATTCTTACTCAGGCATTCAAGAAGTCATTCACAGAAACATTTATTACTTTCTTCAAGGATTCTACAGGAAAGAAAGGAACAGATATTAAGCGTTCTCTTTCAATCGAAGGCTCTATTTGCCCGGTAAACTTTGAATCTGTTGAGGTAGTAAATAAGATCGTTCCGACCTCTGGAATCAGTGCAAGCCCGGTTCTTTGTAGCAGCAATGTGTTCCATAATTGGCGAACCACCATTGAGGTATCTTGCCCGGACATTGTATTTCCATATGAGACAGTATTACAGCTGATTGAAACCAGCGGAAAGTACATCGGAATCGGAACACAGAGAGCAAATGGAAACGGAAGATATCACATCAACCCGGACAATGTAACAATCATTTAATTAGGTAACTATCGGTGGTATATGAATCCGAATAAAGTCGGAAAACAACAAACCGAACTAATCGAAAGAACAGGATAGAACAATACAGTACATAAAAAACATTTATCCTGTTTCATATGTCACTGAGCATAACTCTTGGGTGCATTCACGGTGGATTAAATTCTTATCAGAATAGGACACTATAACAAACGAGACAATATTAGAGAATAGAACAAAATATAGCAAAACATATCACAAACTGATTTTGACCCACTTTGTATGCACCTAAGAGAAAAATATAAAAAAGAAAAAGGAGAATTAAAATGGCAGGAAAAACACAGTTAGCAACAACAGGAGAACAACAGGCGGCAATTGTAATCAACAACTCATTCATTGATGGATTGGTTAAGCAGCTTGAAAAAAAATGCGAATATGGTCTTTCGTTCCCAAAAGACTACAACCTAAGCAATGCGCTCATGGGGGCGTATCTGATTCTGAAAGAAACAAAAGACAGAAATAATAAGCCAATTCTGGAATCTTGCACATCCACAAGCATTGCAAACAGTCTTATGAACATGGCAACACTTGGTCTTTCAGTGCAGAAAAAGCAAGGATATTTTATTTCTTACGGAAATCAGTGTCAGTTCCAGAGGTCTTACTTCGGAAACATTACAATAGCCAGAAGATACGGAATGAAAGATATTCACGCCGAGATCATCTACCAAGGAGATAAGTTCAAATACCACATTGAAGATGGAAACAAGGTACTTGATTCCCACGAACAGGACTTTATGAATATTGATAATGATAAAATTCTTGGCGCATATGCAGTAGTGCTGATGGAAGATGGAACAAAGCATTTGGAAGTAATGAACATGAAGCAGATCAAACAATCTTGGTTACAGGGCTATGGGTACAAAGAAAACGGCAATGGAACGCATCAGAAATTCACTGACCAGATGGCAAAGAAAACAGTTATCAATCGTGCATTAAAGCAGATTATCAACAGCCACGGTGATGTTTTTGTACAGGAAGCTGACGAGAATACAGAGGATATTCCAAAACAGGATATTATTGAACAAGACGTTGCTTATGAAATTAGTGAGAACGCAAACACAGAAGAATTCATTCCACAACCAGAAGTAATCGAAGAAAAGCCAAAGCAGCCAACCGTAGCCGAAACCGTAAAAACAACAGAGAAAGAACCAGTTCCGGCAGCAGAGCCAGTGGAAACAGAAATTCCGTCATTTATGAGCCAGGAGGAAATGTAGGATGGAAACTTCCACAATTGTGCTTATTATTTTGCTTTCAATAGCACTTTTGGGATGGATAGTAACTTTTATTCGAAAAAATGAATACAATCGAACCAATTTAATTATTCTTTTAAATGTTATTACATATGTGGTACTCATTATAATCCAACTTACAATGTAAAAGGAGAGCCAAAATGAAGCATAAATGTATTAAGACAGCAGTATTAATCACAGGGATTACAGCAATCACAATGTTTAGTGGTTGTTCTTCCTGTAGCAGATCATTAAAATCACTGTCTAGTGATATTGACGGTGGTCTGAATCGTACCGTAACTGTTTACGATTACAACGGCGGTAAAATCAAGTCCTGGTCTGGAAAGTTTGATGTTTCCGAATCAGAGAATGAAGTTTACTTTGATGATTCGGACGGAAAAAGAGTTATTATCCACGGCGGTATTGTTGTGAATGAGGAAAACTGATTTAAAGGAATATTCGGAAAGCGAGGTGATGAAAAATGTTCATGCGAGTAGTAAACACAGGGAGCCAACACGGAAACTGCTATGTTCTGAAATCGAACAGCGGAGAAATGCTTCTTCTGGACTGCGGATGCAGATACAAAGACATTCTGAAAGCTATTGATTACAGAACAAGTGATGTTTCTGGCGTGCTTCTTACCCATGAACACGGTTGAGTGATCACCGTGAATCATTTAAAAATCTGATGAATTTAGGTATTCAGATTTACACCAATGATGAAACTGTGGAACATCTGCAAATCATCACTGGCAAATTAATGAAAGGCGTTCCAGAAAAAAGACCATTTCGGGTTGGCTCGTTTACAGTAATACCGTTCTATTTGCCGCATACTACAAGGGATAAGGACACAGGGCAACTTATTTCATGTTTCAATTATGGGTATATCGTGGAACATGAAGAGATGGGAAAGCTGTTGTACATGACAGACTTTGAATTTTGCCGATACAATTTCAAGGCAATGCGACTGAATCACTTAGTTATTGAGTGCAACTATTGTAAAGAATTGGTTGACAAAACAGCTGAAAATTACACGCACAGGCTTAAAGGGCATTGTTCCTTAGATACTTGCAAAAGCTTGGTGAATACAAACCATACGGCAGCATTACGGACAGTAACATTGGTGCATTTGAGTAATGAAACAGCTGACCCGGAACAGATTTTGAAAGAGATAAAAGAAGCAGTGGTTTGGGATGATGCCCTGGTGCAGATTGCCAGACCTGGACTTGAAGTTAATTTGGACTTATGTCCGTTTTGAAAGGAGAAATAGATGGTATCAATTGAATTAAAAGATTGGAAAGAAGTAACAAAAGGAATTTATGTAAATCCAATTTCTGCAAATGCAGCTTATGAAATTCATATTAAATACTGGGACATGAAAACAGATATTCTTTCTGCAAATGCCGAACTTTATATAGTGAGAGATTGGCATGAAAAAGACGGAAGAAACATCAGAGAAAGAGAAATACTGCTTGATTATGCATCTGTTATGGATTGTATTTGGAAAGCAGTTGAAGATGATAAGGAAAACAATTCGACTGAATAATTGAAAGGAGAAAATTAATGCCAAAAAAATTTAGAAACTATGTAATTAAAGGACAGGAGCATGTAGACCGTAAAGCAGGAAAAACAATTCCTTCAACTAGTGCATGGCGCTCAGTAAGAGATATGCTTCCAGAAGCTCCAACTGATGATACCGCATGTTTGTATTATGTAAAGCTGAAAAACTCTGAAAGAATCATCATGCTTGCATATACTGGAAATGGCGAATGGACTGACACAGAAGGAAAAGAATACAAAGGTATAGAGACATGGCTTGAATATATGCCAAAAGAACATCCGATAGTCGAAAGAAAAACTTTCTTAAATGAAGATATTTTGAAAGCTATTGTTTCTGATTATATGGAAAAAACTGAAGGAGTTACGGTTAATACAAAT